TATAAAAGGGCCTGTAGTTCGTAGACAAAGAAAACTATCTTACACTCAAAATGAAGAAGGTAAGACTGTTGTTGAAGCAGATGAAGTGATCCAAGTAGGAGGATTAGTTTACGCTAAGAATATAGTAAACAGTACGGTAGATGACCCAAGATTTACCGCTGATTTGGGGGAGAGGGGAACAGTCCAATTCTCCAAGACTGAACCAGAGCCAGAGTCGGGGCCAGACCCAGAGATAGGTCAGTCTAAGTTTGTGGATGTGACTGAGTCTATCAAGGCTGCTCATGGCAAGAAACCTAAAGCAAAAGCTGGTGTGGTTGAATCAATCTGGAATGTTACGAAGGAAGCTGCGACTACGGTAAAGGATCAGATGACTCGTTCCCAAAAGCTGCTTGATCCTAAAAAGTTTGGAGCGACTACAGACTACCTACGACTAATGCAGGAGACAGGATCATATGCTAAACATAAAGCGTATACCGATGTTTATTCTGTTGTCGGGGAGATGAATGACAAAGAGCAGCTGGTGCTTTCGATGAACCTGATCCTTCCTGATATGCTGAAGGATATTGAATCAGGGTTGCTTGATCCAAAAGTTGGACTGCCGTTTGGGTATAAGAGTGTTAAAGATGTTAAAGCGGATTTAGCTAACTTCCGTAGACAGGCAAAGAAAGTTAGCGAAGATGCATCTACAGACATAAATATTAATAAGTCTATTAAAAATCGCCAAGACTTTATGGAGGACTTGCGTAAGGAACTAGTTGCCGAAGGACTACTGCGTGAGGAAGTTGCGAAGGATGATAGGTACTTTCATCACCAAGTCTTGGAATACCTTAACATGGAAGATGCTGGCTATACATCATCTGTACAGAAGCCGGGTATTAGGGAAACTAAAAAAGGATGGCAGAAGGCGAGAACTGGTTCAACAAAAGATTATAACACTAAGTATTTGGATGCAGAGTTTGAGGTACTGTCTCAAGCACGACAGCAGCTGGAAGCGAAGCGACTCTTAAATAAGATTAAGGCTGCAAATGATAAAGGAGCAGATGCCCGGAAGCTGCGGACAGAATTGAATGCTGAGAGAAAGAATAAAGATCAGAAAGAATTGTCGCTTGAACAGACATTAAAAGAATCGGAAGACTTTGATGGGTATGTAGTCTGGGAGCCTAATGACAAGGGGGTTTTCTACCAGACCTATTCAGTGGCAGATAAAGTTGCACAACAAATCCTAGAAGAAGGTGGTGCAGAAGTCACAAAGGTACGGAAGGTTTTTGCTAGAGGGGCAAAGGAGAAATGGGTAATCCCAAAGGAACTAGCAGAAACACTGAACACCCCCACAAGGAATGAGAAGGAAGCGTTTCCAACCCGGTGGTCACGGAAGGGTATCCGTGCATGGAAAGTCTGGACACTACTCAACCCCTTTAGAATTATTAGGTATAACCTAAACAATATGTCAGGTGACTTCGATATAGCGGTTGCGTATGCTGGCTTAGATATTCTGAAAGATTTTAAAACTGCCGCTGTAGACTTACATAAAGAAAAGAAAAATCCTAACAGTGACGTAGCTGCGGAATTAAACGAAGCACGAAAGATGGGGATTATCGATAGTGGGTTTGTGATTACTGAGGTGGATGACTTCAGTAAAATGTATGAGGGATTGTTCGATCCTAAACCTTCAAACAATCTGGAGAAATTAAAACATCTAGGGAAGAACATTCCCAAGTCTTTCAGAGAGTGGACCACTTACCGGGAGAACATTATGCGCCTTGCAGCTTGGCGGCATTTTAAAAAGAAAATCAAAGACAACCCGGACAAGAAAATATACGCAGCATCTAAACAGACTGAGATTGACCAGATCACTGACCCGGATCAGAAGGCAGCAAAACTGGCCCGCGAATTGATTGGTGATTACGGAAATATTTCTCATGCTGGACAGGCAATCCGCACACACTTGATGCCCTTCTATTCATGGATGGAGATTAATGCCCCACGTTACATTCGCCTGATTCAGAATATGAAGGCGGAGGGGACAGACATTAAAGGGCAGCTGGCAAAAGTAGCAGCGAAACAGGTAGGTTGGAAGGGACTTTCACTTGGTGCAAGGATGATGGCCTTTTCAACATTTGTTTCTGCATGGAACCATGCCATGTTTCCAGAAGAAGAGGAGAAACTGTCTGAATTTGAACGGGAGCAGCTGCATATTATTTTTGGGACATGGGATGGAGAAGTAAAGACTTTGAGATTCCAAGGTGCGTTCTCCGACTTTGTATCGTGGGCATCTTTACATGATGCCCCCACTGATGTAATGAAGATGATAAAGGGGGACAAGAGTGTAACTGACCAGATCGTAGAAATGGCAAAGGCTCCTGCGTTAAAGATAGCAGCGGGGGTAAGTCCCCTGTTTAAAGTTCCAATGGAACAACTATCTGGTGAAAGCTATTGGCCTGACTTTATGAATCCCCGTCCGATACGAGATAGGTTTGAACATATCGCAAACGCCTTCAGTCTTGGCACGGTATACAAACATCTGGCGGGCAAACCCAACAAAGGTTTCGGTGAGTGGAGCAAACTTTTAATCTCCTCTACTGACCCCGGCGAATCTGCATACTATAAGAATTGGGAGAAGGTCCGCAAGTGGAGGGACAAGTTAGGTAAAGATGACGTTGGCGGACATAAACCTTCCACTAGATCAAATGCACTTTACTATTATAAACAAGCGATGAAGTATCAGGATATGGAAGCCGCTTGGAAATACTATAGAGAATATATTAATCTTTCCGGGGGAGTTACGAAAGACGGGAAGATACCAAAGAAGACTTTGAAGAATATTAACCGTAGTATTAAACGTGCTAATCCTAAGTCGAGAATTCCCAGCGGAACATGGAATGCTTTCGTAAAAACTTTAACTCCGGCGGAGAAGAAAACTTGGAACGAGGGTATTAAATGGTATGAACAAACTTACAAGAAAAGATAATTCCCCAAACAATTAAGACCCCCTTTTTTATATCCCCAAATAAAAAGATTGACATATTTGTTTTTTTCAGTAATACTGTCAATAGTTTTTTGACAAAAATCTTAGTCATTATAATTTATAACCTTTAAAATAAGAGAACATTCAGAATGGAAAAACCAGTTAGAGATTTAATGCGGATGAGCGGGGTGACCCTGAAAGATGTGGCCACCAAACTTGATCTGCCAACATCAACTGTCTGCCGTGCCTTGAATGATACGCTCACCGATAAAGTGAAGACCGCCGCTAGAGAATTAGTGACGGAGAGACAAGTTCAGGTAGCAGCGGAGTTAGCAAATAAAGGGGACTGCTAAATGCCAAAACGGATGGTAAATGGATGTTACCAGAAAATAAATAAGTTCTGTAAATGTGGAAAAATTTTAACAGGACATCGATCAAGATACTGCTCACGATCCTGCTATGAATTCCAACGTAAAGAGTTTGAGCGGGAACACTACGCTGCGACTCACCCCCCACTACCAGATAAGAAATGTGTCGAGTGCGGAAAGGATTACCGTCCCCGTGTGACTCGCCAGTTGTGTTGCTCGACTTACTGCCGCGGAGAAATGACCCGGAGGAAAGCGAGAGAGAAAACAAAGCTGCGTAAAAAGAAAATCAAACCTACGAAATGGTGGCAAACGCCAACCATATCTAAAAATTCCCCGGTTATAAAGGTCAGCGTTTTATCCCCTGACAAATCAAAACATCAAAACGAAATTACAAACTACCTTCAAGCGGGAGGTAAGGTGACTGTCCTGCCGCCGCAGGAGAATGGGCGTGTGCCTTCTGTGAATATTCCACTGAACCTACGGAAGGTAGGTCCAGTGTCTTCTTATTCATGGGGGATTGATACAGCGATGGGGCATGGTTACGAACTTGATCTTATGGATGAGATTTATACAACACAGGAGGTGTTGGATGAACCGTAGCCCTGCCCTTTTCGTTTGCGATCTAGCTGTAGTACCGAAACCAAGAATGACGGTTCGTGATAGATGGGCTAAGAGAAAATGCTGTGTTCGCTACTGGGAATTTTCAGACAAGCTGAAGGCAGCAGCTGCCGAAGCAGAGTTTGAACTTGGAGATGAAGTCCACATGGAATTTCATATTGCGATGCCAAAGAGTTGGTCCAAAAAAAAGAAAAAAGAAATGTTAGGGCGGCCGCATAAGTCCAAGCCTGACTTGGATAACTGCATAAAATCGTGTTCGGATATTTTAAAGGCGGAGGACAAGACAATCTGCGAGATAGTCGCAAAGAAATTCTGGAGTGATACACCAATGATAAAGCTGGGGAACAAATGGAGTTAGTAGATATGTTATTCACGGGCCACCATCGGCTTACTGCCGATGAACACCACGCCGCTGCAAAGGCACGGCGTAAACGGATCGCCAAAGGCAAGGAAGCTTTGAAGATAAGGCAGTCTATGGCTGCTGCGCTTGGGCGACATTTAAATAAACCCTATTCTGGAGAGTAATAATGGGAGTAACAATTGATCAGGCGATGGAAGAGCGAAGGAATTATGAACTACTCGCTTCAATTAGACAGGCAAAACGAGCGAGGAACAAGGCCGCACGGCGGGCCTTCTTCTCATATCTAAAACAATTATTTGGGAGAGACAAATGATTAAACCAGAACAAGATCAAAGTCTGCGGCAGTCGGGAATGACCGGGTCTGATGCGGGGATATGTATGGGGGTTAATCCTTACGAGAATGCAACCAACCGTGCAAAAGTTAAACGTGGCGAACTGCCGGGGGAGGACATCACTGGTAAAGAGTCAGTGCTATGGGGTGTCGCTCACGAAAAGACCGTGGCCCAGCAGTTCGCTAAACGAATGAAGTTAAAAATCCAGATGCTCAATCGGACATTCCGCTCAAAAGAATGGCCGATTGCACATGGCCATTTGGATGCAAAGATTGTCGGTAAGCCTTGGCTCTTGGAAGTGAAAACTACCAGCGAGTTTAACGCAAAAGCTTGGGGACGTGAGTTTACTGATGAGATTCCTCCAAGCTACTACTACCAGATTTTGCACTACCTTTATGTTTCCGGGTACGAGAAAGCATTCTGTGCCGTCCTGATAGGTGGAAACCGAATGCGTATCTACGAGATACCCCGGAATGAAACCCGGATTAGAGAGTTGATAACAGCGGAGAAGAAGTTCTGGTATGACTATGTCGAAGGGGGACAGACCCCGCCGCCGCAGAGCAGCGATGAAGCTTTACTTCAGTACCCCGAAGCTACGGAAGATTCTGCGCTGCTTGCAACTCCATTCCTTACGCAACTCCACGCTGCGTTGAAACAATATGATGAGGATATTAAGGCTATGAAGGTGGCACGGGAGAAGGTGGCAACTGAGATGATGTCACATTTAACCACCCACACACAGCTGGTCAATGCTACCGGGGAGAACCTTGTAACTTGGAGGAATCATACCCGGAAGAATAAGGATAAGAAGGCTATGGAAGAAGCACTGGCTAAGTACGAGGATGTTTCAAAGTACGAAACAGAATCACACTCACGAACCTTCAGGGTTATTTGATGCACCAAATTATTCTAAATGATAATGAACAGCGGCTGGCGAAGTTCTTAGCCAAGGCGAGGAGTGTCACCAGCCGGGAGAATAATGTAAAGGATATGAGGGTTGGTAATGATTCTTCAGAAGCCATTGACTTAGAAGGCATGGCAGCTGAGATTGCTTACTGTAAATTGATGAACCTTTATGTAGACATGGAAACAGACCCACCTGAGATGCCGTCCTTTGACTGCATCTCACGCCTTGGCGTAAGGGTGGATGTTAAGTCTACAAAATACAGGAATGGACACCTAATCGCAACCTTGAAAAAGGTAAAGAACCCGGCGGACAAATATGTCCTCGTGGTTGGCGAGTTTCCAAGCTACTCTGTTGTTGGA